GGGCTGATGCGCCATTCGGCGGCGCTCGTCAGCGCGAGTAACTGCGTCAGCGGGACAAGGTGGCGGATCGTGTTTGCTTCCCGTGCGGCGACGCGGAAGTTGATCCGGTCTGTGTCCTGCAACGGGATGTGAAAGGACATGTCGCTCTCGGTGCCAGTGCGCGTCATCCACAGCGTCTGCGGCGCATTGGTCGTGCCGGCGAACACGCGGCGCTGCTCGAAGTAACTAACTGCGCCTGGGTAGTTTCCACTTGATGCGAATACGGTATCGACGATTGGCGGCGTGATTCCGAGATCGGGACCGATGTTGTTGTCGGTGAACGTTGTTAGGTCGGTCTGTCCGATCAGACCATACAGTCCGTTCTGACGCTTATAGATGTTGTAACGAGCAGCACCAGACACGGCCGACCATGTGATCGTGTTGCTTGATCCAGTAGCGTTCAGATTGTTGTTCGCGGTTGCAGATGCGCTCGGCGCACTCTCGTCGATTCCGTTTGGAGCGATTGTGGTGACGACGTAGTAACTGGTGAAGTCCAGCGACTTGTCGCCGAATTGCACGTATCCACCGCTGGACCACGTTCCATAGGATGTCGTATCAAGTTCGATTCCGCTGCTGTATGTGCGGACGCGGAACTTGTCTCCGACGCTTATGCCAGAAACGATGTAGTAGTCATTAGGGAACGGGTTCGTCCACGTTCCGCCGTCAAGATACACCGGATCGCCAACAGCAAGCCCATGCGGAGCCGCCGCGTGCGCGACGCCTGGATTTGCACTCGTGAACCCGATGAGGTTAAGTGCTTCGCCGCGATTGGCGGTTACGCTCAACCCGGTAGGCGCCGTAACAGTTGAAGCGAACGAGATCGTGGTCAGTGTCCACGTCGTCGATCCAAGCCGGCGCAGCTCGCGGGGCGCGTAGTTCGGATGTACGAGCGTCAGCACGTCGGCAGACTGCACGTAGTGGATGTCGAATAGGTCAGCCTCGGCGTAGGGATTCGGGATTTCGTAGATCCCTGCCGGCAGCGGATACCAGTACGTTGCGTTCGGCGGCGCATTGCCCGTGGTTGCCGCGATGCAGTAGTAATTCACGCCGCCAGAAGAGACGAGTGCTCCGACCGCATAGACCTGGTTGGATGTGATCGTTCCGCTGCCGGCAGTCGTGATGTCGATTGCAGACCCGGTCGCGGTCAGGGACAACTGGTAAGTATTTGCCGCAGCATTGATAACGTAGTACGTGGTAGCGGCTACAAGCGGTGCGGGCAACGTGGTTGTCGCCGACACCTGCACTGGCGTTCCGTTCGCGTATCCGTGCGCGTTGCTTGTAAACGTCTCCGTCCCGGTATTGACGGCAGTGATGGTCTTTGTCGTTGAATAAGCCGCTGGCGTACCAGGCCCAAGCGTCGCGCCCTGCGTGTGGAACCGGAAGTACCCCGCGCCAAGCTCGAGCACCAGCGTCTGCGTGGTGCTGAACGTGAACGGCAGCAGGCGCGTGCGCTTCGTGCTGTCCTTCACCTCGCGCACGAATGCCGTGCCAGGTCGGTTCTCTGCCGGACCCTGCGGGAGAGCAACAAAGTTCAGTAACTTCGCTGCGCCAGTCTGGAACTTCACATCATCAATCCGCCCCCACATCTCGGGCGACACTTCGCCACCGGCAAACGACCGTGTGTAGGTTCGTGTGGAAGCCATGTCAGCGTCCAGAGATCCAGGAGGTGATGTGACCGGGCTTCACGTCGCGCTGGCTTGCGTCGGATGCGCGTGCCTGTCCGAGGTAGATGGCGACCATCTGCAGGCATCGCTGCCCCTGACGTGCACCCTCTTCACCCTTGACGACCGGGCCGGCAAGGAACGACGCGAGCTGCCACGACAATGCGATGGTGAACAGCGGGTCGAACTTGGTCGGGTCGCTCACAAGCGCCTGATAGCGCAGGAGCGCGGTTTCCTGGTTCGTGTAGATGATCTTGTTCCCGAGCGTGTCCGTCTCAATCACGTATTCCTGCGGCACGTACACGCCGGCGGTCGTGATGGGCGGATTCGTCCATCCGAAACCGTAGCGGTCGGCGGGATACGCACGCACCGTGTAATCGTTCTCTGCCTCGGGCGGCAGCACGGCCACGGCGGTCATCATGTCGCCAGGGCATGCGTATGCGTATTTCCACATGGTGTACGGCATCGTCACCTGCGCGAGGCTGACACGCCGCGATGCGAACGACCACGTATGCATCTGGAGAAGCATGTCACGTGCGACCGGATAGAACCGGGCGCAGTGCTCGGCCTGCGCTGATCCCTCCGGCGGGTCGATGCTTGCGACGGTGGCGTCATCGCCGAGGTGCGCGAGGGCGAGGTTGCAGATCTCAACGACCGAAGCCATGTAAGCCTCCCGTAGGAAGGGAGGGGCGCCGTGGTTTCCCGCCGACGCCCCTCCCTGTTCACTAACTCGTTACAAGCTCACTCCGTGCCTGCGGTCTCGGCCACCTTGCCCTTGCGGAGACGGCGCTGCGGTGCATCGGAAACAGTCGGTTCGGTTTCCGCGTCCACCTCTTCGATGTATTCGAGGTGGCGGTTGTGCGGTCCCTTGTACTCGAACACGTCTCCGGGCTGACGCAGCCCGTTGTCCACGAAGCAGAGAATCTTGGCCTTGACTTTTGGCATGAATGGCTCCTATCAGACAATCGTGAAGCCGGAGGCGTAATTGCGCTTGCCGTCCTGCATGTCCATGACCAGGTCAGCAATGATTGCACCAGCAGTGTGGGTACCAGTGGTGATAACCTGTGCTCCGAGGTACTGAAGGCCAGTAGAACCAAGCAACTGCGGGCTGACGCGGACAGCAATTTGCTGACCAACGCCAAGGTTCGCAGTCGTGATCAGGCTGACCTCGCCAACGACAATGTTTCCAGACGCGAGCGTTGCGCTGCTAGAAGCAACGGCCTGGAAAGTTGCGTTAGTACCGCCGGCAAGCGCGGTCGTCACCGTGAAATACACAAACAAGTTTTCACCAGCGCCCATTTCGCGGTTCTGGGTTCCCTGCGCAACCGTGTACAGGCTGCCGGATGCGGTGGCAGAGTATGCGGTGTTTGCCTGAAAATTCACGACATCAGCGCACACATAAGTGCCGGCAGAGGTGATTGCTCCGGTGCTGCCGAAGCGAAGATTGTTATCAAGAATCATTGTGTGTCCTTTCTGTCTTACCTATCAGGTAAGGCGAGCTTCTGCGTTGATGAGGGCATCGACACGGCGGCACGGAACGCCGAGGAACGACAGCCACGAATAGGGGGTACCGAACTGCGACAGACCCTGGTTCACGGCCAGAACGTTCTGGCTGCGATCCATTGCCTTCACCGCAAGTCCGCTGTGGACAGTGCGGTTCATGTAGAAGGCAGCGCGTCCCATCGACATGTTCGGGATGCGGTACATGGCGCGTGCCATGAGCTTCACGAGATCGGTAGCAGCGGTATTGGCCTGCGTGCCAGTCGCACCAACGAGATCGCTCACGTCGATGTTGGCGATGCGGACAACATAGCGCCAGTCCTTCACGACCAGGCCGTTCTTCCACTGGTAACGGGTGGCGTAAGCCTGAAGACGGTTGTTGCCGTCATACACGGTCTGCTCGCCGAGATCCTCGTGCATGAGGCCAGCGGTCGAACCCTTCGGGAACGGGCAGTAGACGGTGTTGTCGCCCCAAACAACAAGGTACACCGAGGTGTTGTCGCTGCCGGTGCCGCCGCCTTCGATGATGTTCTGGCCGACGCCCGATGAAGCGGGGGTTGCCGAGTAACGGGCCGCGAGGCCGAGGAACGACTTCGGCTCAATGGCGGGGTTGCCATAGAACATCGTGACCGCTTGCGTCTGGTTCATGGCCTCAAGGAAGGCCACGTCTTCGGACAGGCGGAACTGCGCGGTGTTGCCGTTCAGCATGGCGAGATCCTTATCGACCTCGCTGCGAGCCTCAAGGATGCCGCAGGCTTCATCAACCTGGGCAGTCGTGCTCTTGCTGTTCGGGATGCCCTGGTTGAGGGCGCGCCAGTACACGGCCGGGAGGCCGGTACGGATGACGACGCGCTCGCCGGTGGGCAGGTTGCCTTCCTTGAACACGCAGTCCTCAAGGATCTCATTTGATTGCGAGAGGAGTTCCGCGACGACCGGAACACGGCCCTCGGGATCGGTGCGCTTCGCCCAATCGGCGAGCGTCAGATTGGTAGCACTAAGAGTTGCCATGACTGTTTCCCTTTCGTGGGTTTAGGTGCTGGAGGAGTACATGGCGTCAGCGAGGTCATTGAACGAGCGGGGTCCGGCCGACTTAGCCTCGCCCTTGGTGCCCGTGACCATGCTGTCCTCGCTGATCGCCTTCCCGGCGCGGAACATGAACCGGATTACTTCCGGGTGGTTCCCGAGGCCGGACTCGTTGAGCAGACTGCGGAGTTCGGTGGTGCCGAACGCATCGAGCGCCTTCTTTGCCACAGACAGGTTCTCCGACAGACGCTCGCCGCCAAACTCCTTGTCGGCCTTGCTGCTGTCGGACCATCCGTTGCGAACTGCCTCGATCTGCGCCGCCTGACGTTCAGCCAGCTTTGGGCCGACTGCGTCAAGGACGCGCTGCGCGGCTTCCTGCGACAGGTTCAGTTCCTTCGCCACCTTCGAGTATTCGGCAATGACCTCGGAGTCGAACGCTCGACCCTCCGGTGCCTTGAACTCGTAGGTTTCCGGCGCGGTCGGCTTGGCGTCGGCGGGTGCCTCGGCGGCCTTGGCGTTGTTGGCTTCGGGAACCTTGCCAGCAGCGGCCGCATCCGCGGCTTGCTGGCCCTGGGTCGTGGTCGCCTTCTGCTCGCCACCGTATAGCTTCTCGGCCGTCGCCGAAACAACTGCGGCAGCATCGGATGCGGGAGCGGCTGTAGTGTTGGTTTCAGCCGTTTCCATCATCGTTGTTTCGTTCATCGTGTGCCTGTTCCTTCATCATTGCCGGATACTGGTCCGGGCAAAGCGCGTGGACCATGCCGAGCATCCGTAGCCCGTAGTTCCTGCCACCCTCCGCGAATGCCATCGACATCGCGTTGGTGTTGAAGGAACTGCGGAACACGCCCGCCTGGTCCAGCAGCCGCCACACAATGCGTCGGCCGCGCTTGCTAGACATGAGCCACTTCACGTCGGCCTCCTCGTTCTGTCGGTCAAGGCGATCACGAAGCTCTTTGTTGGCTCGGTCACGCTCTTGGCCCCGCAGGTCAAGGGGGTCGTAGTTGCTCACGGCGGGACTGTATCCCTGAGGCTAATGCTTCGGGTACTGTCAGCCGCCATAAAGCATCGTCGCCGCCGCGCCCATGCTGCCGCCGGCGTCGATGGACATGTCGGTGATCTGAAGTTCAACGGCGGGCTCGACGCCACCTTCAACCATCGTCGCGCTCGTCTCCTTGACGTAAGCACGTGCGGTGATCGTCACGGTGGTACCCAGGCGCATGGCTGCGGAAATCCCGAGCTTCTCAAGCTGCTCTGCCT